CTTCTAAATAAACTGGCACAAGCCCCATTGACGCTGTAGTTTATATCGACTAATATACTCAAGTCACTTCAATCAAAGCATCATGGTTTCTTATCTCGCCGCACAAAAACAAAAAGTTCGCATTACTCTGGACATGGAAGTTTTCCAGGATTTTGATGCGCGACAAATTGATTGGGAAAAGTTGTTTAATCTTGAACCTGGTGAGAATGTTGATTGCTATGTTGAAGAATTTGACACTCTAGATTATTGATGTGACAATCTTTGAACTGCACACTACCCCTTGACTGGGGTGGTGTTTTTTTGTATATTGGCTATATTGAGAGAAATACGACACTTTGACCATCACCCTTCGCCCTCACCAGCAGCGCATCATTGACCGTCTGCAAAATTACAACAAAGGTCAGGTGATTGTTCCCACTGGTGGTGGCAAAACTCTTACCATGATTCTTGACACTCAGCGTCGTCACGATTCTATCACTAACGGCACCACCACTGTTGTTGTTGCTCCCCGCATTTTGTTGGCAGAGCAACTGTGCTCTGAGTTCTTGGAGGTTATTGATACTGCCAACACTCATATCATGCACGTTCACAGTGGCGAAACTCACCACTACAGCAGCACCAAAGCAGACAAGATTCACATGTTTGCTAACACTGCCCGCACGGCTGGTGAGAATGTTGTGATCTTCACCTCTTACAATTCTCTTCAGCGTATTGTTGATGCAGATATTGAAGTGAATACTATTTACTTTGATGAGGCACATAACAGTGTGAAGAAGAACTTTTATCCTGCCACTGAGTTCTTTCTGGAGAACGCAGATCGTGCCTATTGTTATACTGCCACTCCTAAACATTCTTTGACGCCTAAGAAACCAGGCATGAATTGGTCTGTTTATGGTCAGGTTCTTGTCAATGTTCCTGCTCCTGAGCTTGTGGAAGGTGGTTACATTCTTCCCCCTAAAGTTGTTGTTAAGCAACTGCCAATGGTGAAAGGTCGTAAGGTTGTATTTGCAGAAGATGCTGACAACCTGTTGGAAACTATTGATGAGAATGGCATCAGCAAAACTTTGATTTGTGCTCGCACAACAAAGCAGATTGTTGGTCTTCTTTCTCAATCTGACTTCTGCTCTCAACTTGCTGATCGCGGTTATTCTTGGATGACAATCACATCGAAGACTGGTGCAATCATCGACGGCAAGAAAGTCAACCGCGAAGAGTTCTTCAACACTCTGAACACTTGGGGCAAAGATGCCACCAAGAAGTTTGTAGTTATCCATCACAGTATTCTCTCTGAGGGTATCAATGTGAGTGGTCTTGAAGCTGTTATCTTCATGCGTAACATGGACTACATTGGTATCAGTCAGAGCATCGGTCGTGTTATTCGACTGGGTGGCAAAGAGAAGACTTTCGGTCTTGTCTGTGTCCCTACTTATGACTCTGTTGGTATCAGCACTGCCCGCAAAGTGCAGGCAGTTGTTGATGTCGTCTTCAATCAGGGGATGCCTGCCATCAGTGAGATTCGTCGCTAATGACAACTGTAGCCTCTAAACTGTCCTAGTATTGTAAGCACCATTCAACCATGAAATCCTCAAAAAATTGGAAAGCTTACTGTCAGGTTGCTTTTAATGCACTTAATGCTAACATTGATAGCTGGGGGGATCCTGACTTTTTCCGACCAATCACCCGCTTGTTTTATGAGCAGGTTTTCAGTTCTGGATATAATCATTCTGGATTGATTAGCGAAGAGGCAATGAACAACTCAGAACAACGCACCCATGATCATTGTCTCTCACCTCAGTTTATTTGTCGCATGATTATGGACAATTCTGAGATATATCTGTCTGATTATGACATTTTTGAAAATTTGTTTAATCTTGCTCGCATGACTATTTGCGTGACCAAGAGTGAAAACAAACAACTCAGTATGCTCACTGACAATGATGGTACAGATTACAAGGTCTATGTACCAACGGATCTTAAATATCAACACCTTGGTATTAAACTCTATAAAAAAACTGGATCACAGTGGAAAGATGCTGTTGAATATGGTGACAACATCATACCAGCACCCAAAGATCTCCTTAATTATGAGAAAAACTTTCTAGTCTGATCCTAACTGTAGCCTCTAAACTGTCCTAGTATTGTAAGCACCACTCAAACACATGGCAACTCGTTCACGCATCGGAATTGAACTCTCTGACGGTTCTATTCTTTCTGCTTATCATCACTGGGATGGTTATCCTGAGTGGTTGGGTCGTATTCTGAAGACACACTACAACACCAAAGAGAAAGTTGCAGAACTAATTGATGGTGGTGACATGTCATCCTGTTGGACTGATGCTTGCTGGGAAACAAAACTTCCTGTGGGTGAGTATGGTCCCGAATACTACTCTCAGCGTGGTGAAGATTGTCCTCCTCGCCTTGATGCTGACCTGTGTGATTATCTTCTTGCTGTAAATGCCGAAGAGTATCACTACGTTTTCCACAATGGTGAGTGGATTTGCTATGAAATGAATCCACTGGGTAATGAACTTCCCAAAATTATTGAAATCCCCTCTGGAGCATTAGCAGTATGAAACCTGAAGACATTGAGTTAGGTAGTATCAATGGATCGTTTGAGTTTGAAAAACTTTCCCGTGACATTGATACTATTGGTGATCTTGAGACATGTAAAACCATGTTGAAAGCATATGTTAAACTCTACATCAAGCAAAGAGAAACACTTTCATCTTCCTTTGGAATTAAACCACAATGACTGAAAAAGAAATGGAAAAAGATGCTCAGGAGTTCTGGGATCGTTGTGAGAAAGAAGCATCAAGATTAGAACTTACAATGGATTATTATCTAATGGAGTTTGTGGATGGTTTTGAATTAACTAAATACTCTTGAGGATTAAGATCTAAAGAGATGAAGACATTCGCCCAATTTGTATCTGAAGCATATGATAAAGATGTGATGGGATCATCGCAGATCAGAAAAACTGGTCAGCGTGGTGAAATTGGGCGTGACCGTCGTAAATCAGAACCAGAAAAACGCAGAATGAAAGCTGCTGGTGGCGGCAAAATGGTGCCTGCTAAGTCATACAAAGACCGCAAGGATATTGGACAACAGAGACAAGCATCCACCAGGTTACAACAACCTGAGAAAGAAAGAGGATCTGCTGAGGTTAAACAATCGTATGCAGATAAGGTGAAGGCAGAGAGAAGAGCAGCAGCACAAGCTAGAATCGCTGCTAAGAAAGGAGGAACCAAAACTCCTGAGAAGAAAGCAACACCAACTGCAACACAACTTCTCACCAAGAAGAAGAAAACTGAAACCTCACCCAATTACAAACCTCAGAAAGCTTCAGGGTATTCTAGAGATGAGCGTCGTAAATTAAAGAGAGCAGGTGACAGATTAGTGCGTGACATTCGCAAGGGTACAGACAAACCCGCAAGTCATTATCAACCATAAGATGCTCTGAGACCCCTCTAAAATCGCCTGTAACAGTGTTGCAGGCGATTTTTAATGCACTGATACCCTTCGCTTGCTAATTCTAACTGTAGCTTGTAAACTGTCATAGTAATGTGAACTTCACATTGATATTAACAAAAGAAAGATCTATGCCCCTCACTGCTGAACAAGGATACAAAATCAGAGAAGAGTATTCTGACATTAAAGAGAAAGAGGTTTGTGATGCTCATGGTCTGACACAGATTGGAGGTTCGCGTACTAAAATTGATGGCACTGATGGTGTCAACAATAAGAGCATCAAGAACATGTCAGGAAGCTCTACACAGGTTCACCTGACAACACAAAAACATTTTATTAAGATGTTAAACATCAGTGGTGATGCTGCTGAGTTTATCTCTCATTTTTGTGGCAGTGAAGGTTACAACTACAACGGCAAAGATCGCCGCACTATTAAACAAATCGATGATCAATATGTAGATGCTTTTAAGAAATTTCTTGATGATAAGAAAGAAGAAATTATTGATTTAATTATTCGTAACGGATGTGACATCACTTCCGTTGTCATTAAAAGCACTAAAACTGGTGATGAGTATGAATTGACCTACGGTGAGATTTGTGATAAGATAAAAGATGCTAATTGGGTTTTCCTTCGTGGTGGTATTCATTTGAAAAATGCAGAAGGTAAGACATACTTTCATTTTCAAAGAGAGGGTAAGAAGTCTAAGAGCAATCGTTACAATGTACTCTGGCACATTCATCAAAACTTGTTTGTATGATTATCAATAAAGATTGCATCGAAGGCATGAAGGAACTCGATGAGAGTTCTATTGATTGCATCATCACATCACCACCATATAATAAGAAAGGATTGCTAGGCAAAGTTACACCAGGCAATCAGATTTGGGGTAAGTTTCAGATTGACTATTCATCTTATGGTGATGATATGCCTGAAGATCAATACCAGGCATGGATGATAGAGTTCCTGAATGAATGTCATCGAGTGATTAAACCTGATGGATCAATCTTCTTCAATCACAAACCTAGAAGATACAAAAATAGATGTTATCTACCAACAGACTTTATTAGTCAGAGTGATGCTCAACTCTATCAGCTTATCATTTGGGATAGACGCAACTCCCCAAATATCAGGAATGATGTACTTGTTCCATGCACGGAGCATATCTATTGGTTCTGCAAAAAGAAACCGAAAGTATTTCGTGATGCAATAGATTCTGCATATAAGAGTGAAGTTTGGGTAATCAATCCTGAACGGCAGAAACAACACCCTGCTCCGTTTCCTGAACAACTTGTTAGAAATTGTATTCAACTTACGACTCAGGTTGGCGATACTATTCTTGACCCATTCATGGGCAGTGGAACAACAGCAAAGGTCGCACAAGATCTTAACCGAAACTGGATTGGGTTTGAAATTGATGAAAATTATGTTGAGATCGCAGAGAACAGAACGAACAATCCCATGGCAGAATTATTTGCCGATGAATCTAACCGTAGCTTGTAAAGTGTCCTAGTAATGTGAGGGACACATCCCCACAAATCAATTATCAAAAACAAATGAACGAAAAAATCACACAGGTTAAGACTTTCGTGAATGAGAATGTTTCTTCTGAACTTCTCAAAAACATTGGAATCTCGACTGCTATTCTGTTTGTCGTGATTGTGTCGCAACTTATTCTTCAT